TTGTTAGGTCAAACTAATGGTATGTATTTGTCAGGTGGTTCTGCTGGAACTGGTACCGCTTATGGTGACAGAAACGGTTTTGAATTTATCTTTACTGGTCAAGAACAGGAACCAGCTAATGTAATTTCAGGTGATTTGTCTTCAGTATTTTCTGGAGCTTCATTTGTAGGATAAATTAAGTAACCTTATCGGTGATTTATTATATTCCAAAATTAAGGGGTCTTTTGGACCCCTTTTTTTCTTATGATACCAATTGTTACAAAAAAAAGATATATTTATAAAAGTTATGTTGTACATAAATCAAAACCAAGTTAATACTCTTACTTTAAGCATTAATCAAAATTCAAGAAATTTTTTCACAACTTATACTTTAATATTCACACACGTTATGTCAAGTGAAGTTAAAGAATATGTTATTGATTTATTTAATCCAAATGTTTATTTCTTTAATGTAAGATATTGCACAATACAATTGGATTTGACCGGTGATAATAATTTACCTTATGAAGGACAATATACACTACAAATAATTGGTGAACCTAATTCGGTTTCATTATATAATGGATTTTGTATGGTTGATGGTTCAGTTGAAACTAATCCATTTACAGAATATTTGAGTCCAAATGAAACCAATGAAAATTACATCTATATACAAGATTAGTTATGAGTGAATTAAAAAAATTTGAATTACAAAAAATACAATTCCATAGAGCAACCCTTCCTATTTTTGCTGAAATTATGCAAAGAACACCTTGGGTGTATTATGGTGTAGATAATTTATTACCACAATACTTCATTGGATTGTATGATAACTGTGCAATACATAAAGCAGTAATCAATTCAAAAGTAAACCAAATTATGGGTGATGGATTGGTAGCATTAAATAATCCGATGGCTGTTATTAATTTGGTTAATGATTATGAAACCATTGACCAAGTAATGAGAAAATGTGTTTTAGATTATATGATGTTCGGTGGTTTTGCTTTACAAGTAATTTGGACAAAAGACCACAAATCAATTGCTGAATTATATCATTTAGATTTTAGTAGAATAAGAAGTTCAAAATTACCTATTGGTGAAGATAGAGTAGAAAGTTATTGGTATTGTTCTGATTGGGCTAATTGGAAGAAAAATCCACCAGCAGAATATCCAGCTTTCAATCAAGATAACAAAGATGAAGCACAGATTTATTATTTTAAAACTTATGTTCCATCTATGACCTATTACCCTGTTCCGGATTGGTCGGCCGGACAAAGGGCAATAGAAATTGATATTGAATCAAAGAATTTCCATATGAATAACCTTCGTAAAGGAATGGTTCCATCATTATGGATTAACTATAATAACGGTATCCCAGGTGAAGAAGAACAAAGAATATTGGTTCGTGCACTTGAAGAACAATATGGTGGTACCGACAATGCTGGTCAAGCAATTGTTTCATTTAATGAATCAAAAGAACAATCACCAGAAATTGTACAAATTCCAAGAAATGATAATGACAATTATTATCAAGTTCTTAACGATGATATTACAAGAAATATATTGAGTGCTCATAGAGTTAGTTCTGCAGAATTATTTGGTATTGCAACACCTGGTAAATTAGGTAGTGCAAATGAAATTACAGAACATACCGAATTTTTTAGAAAAACTGTGGTTCAACCTTATATGAATCAAATCCTACCAATATTCAATAAAATGTTAACATTGAAATTTGATAGACCAACAACTTTAGAAATTAAACCTTTGTCTATATTTATTACTGGTGATGTTAATCAACCAGCTTCCGTAGTTGATAGTCCAAGTACGTCAGTTGAAGCATCGGAAGAATTACCAATAAATCAAAATATAAAAGGTCTTAAAGGACGTGAATATCAAGCTTTATTAAGAATTGTAAGAGAATATAATAAAGGAAAATTATCAAGATTGCAAGCAGCACATATGTTACAAAGTGGTTATGGTTTTGATGATGAACAAATTGGTATATGGTTGGGTGATGAAAACGAATAAAAAAAATTAAACAAAATATAAATGGGAGTTTTATTAATATCAGAAGTTAAGCTTAAAACATATACAAATTTAAATAAAAATATTGATATGGATGTGTTAAAAGCGGAAATTCAAATTGCTCAAGATATTGACTTACAAACAATTTTGGGAACAAAGTTTTATAAACATTTACTGGATCAAGTACAATCTAATGGAACAAATACTTTCAATGACCAAGAATTAATTTTGGTTAATGAATATATACAACCTTATTTGGTGCAGACAGCATATTTCAATGCTATGCCACAAATTATGTATAGAACGGTTAACCGTGGTATCCAGCAAGGAACAAGTGAGTCAGCATCACCAGTAGATAGTGAAACATTTAAGTACTTACGTTCAATTCAAAAACAACGTGCAGACTTTTATAGTCAAAGACTTATTGATTACTTATTATTGGGTCGTGGACAAAATCAATTCCCTGATTATTTGAACACCAGTACACTTGACGGATTAATACCTGATAGGAATCAGAAATATAATAACGGAATATTTTTAAGACACGTGACAAGAAAAGGTTGGGATTTACAACATATTTCAAATCATATGCCAGTATATTCTGAACAAGCAAATGCTTGGTATAATTGCCCAGATTGTTTTTAATATGAAAGAAATATTATTAATGGTAATACCATCAACACTTGCTTATCTTTATGGATATAAAAGAAATAAAGTTAAACTTGAACACGACAGATTAAGTAATCTAGAAAAATCCATTGAAATTTATCAAACTATTGTTAATGATATGGGAAAAAAGATTGAAAGTCTATCAAAAGAAATTAATAAATTGGAATTAAAAATCCAAGATTTAATAAAAGAAAATAAACAATTAAAACAAAAAAATAGTTATGAGTAATATAGTGTTACCAGATCCGGGTCCAAAAGAAAGTTTATCTGATTATATTCAGAGATTACTTTCTACAAAAATTATAAATCCGAATCAAGTTCAATTAGCAATACAAAAATTTAATAAAAAATAATGAAAGTTGAAGATATTAGAAAATTGTTTTTTAAACCAGAAGAAGTTAGTTTTAATTTTCCTGCTGGTTTTGAACCTGCTAAATCTGTACCCGAAGGAGATGCAGGAATTATGTGTGCAACCTGTTCTAAATGGAACGCAGACACCAAATTATGTGAAGGACAATATTATATCAAATGGAAAGGGGATGGTAAAATACCCGATAATAATCCTAACCAGTACGCTTGTGTGTGGTGGGTAGATAAAAGAATTAAACAAACTAAATAATATGAAATATCATCAATTAGCTCAAATTATAAAAATTAAACAAGAATTTCACAATAGTACAGTTGCTAAAGATCTGGAAGATTATCATAGCACTGGTGTATCTACACGCGATAAACAAATGGACCCAAAAGTTTCTGAAACGTCTGAAGAATTTGTAATTCCTTCTCCAAAAAAGAATGAACAAGAAAAAGATTATATTAGTCGTTGTATGAAAGCTATTGGTTCTGAATATAAAACACCAGCTCAAGGAGTTGCGGTGTGTTATTCTCAATGGAAAAAGAAAGACAAAAAATAAATATATTATCCTTTTCGTTATAACCCATTGATTTTCAATGGGTTTTTTATTTTCATAAAATTGTGGATAACTTTTTTTTGTTGGGTGTTGATTTGTGTGTTATCTTTGGTGTCTAAAATAAAAAAATATGTTATTAGAATTAACACAAAAGAAATTGTAAATTAATAATTTAAACCAACCCGCATAATGCCCCAAGAATTGACCCCTTCGGATTGTAAAGTACATCCAACCATTGATGACAACAAATTTTTTATAATTGGTATCTTACCCGATTCCGATGGTAAACCATCTATTATAATCAATTTTAGTAAAGAGAACTGTCGTAAAATGATTAACAAATTAAATCTTATGCTCAATGAAGAAAAGAATTTCGGAAATTAAAATTACAGAACAGGAAAAACAAAAATTTAAAAATTTAGTTGAACAACATTTAAATAACTTTTTAACAAAAAACAATGATAAAGTTAAAAACCTACAAACTCCAAAGAGATAATAAGTCCCGGATCATTCAACAAATAGAATGGCTTAAAACTTATTTAGAAGACGATTTTGACTGTGATTTTATGAAAGCTATATTTCCACTCAAGAAACCAGATTTAATCAAAATTTGGGTAGAATTAGTGATAAGGGCAGGCTTTCCTGAACTTGATTGGATTTTGATTTATTACTAAGACAAAAAAACCCCGATAATTTATCGGGGATTAAAATAATTAGCACACCACGTTAATTATTTTTTTTTATATATAACAACTAATAGGAAACAGTTTCAGGTTCTTTAAGTTTATTATGACTGATATACTTGTCCATAGAATCAATCCAAGATTTGTTACCAGTTTCAATAAATTCAATATACCTTTCTGTCATTCTAACTAATTCTTTATTAGTAATTTTGATTTGATTTAACAAACAAAAATCAATTACAGCTCTCAATGCAGAACTACGAGTGATTTGTGGTTGAATGTGTTCTTTGTACAATTGTGTTCTATCAAATCCTAATTGGTGGTCTTGATAATTTTGTCCCATTTTTTTTCCTTTTAATTGTTAATAATAATCAAATATAGGAACTATTTTTTAAACAACCAAATTTTTTTTAAAAAACTTTTACTCCTTTAGATTTTAATTCATTTTGTATTAAAATTCTTTGAGCATAAGCATCTTTCATTGTACCTTTAAATTGTTTTATAACTTGGTAATTATCAAGGATTTTGAAAGCAATTTTCTTTTCTTTACTACACAAATATCTTTGAAAATTGGATTTAAATTTATCAGTATGTCTTTGATTAATATTCCATTCCTGTTTTTTACTATTAATAAACAAACTAGGTCTTCTTCTTGTTGCAGCTAACCAAATTCCATCTTCTGTTTCTACTTTGATAATGCTACAATTATCTGTTGCCTTGGAACGTTCATTTTGGTAATCAACAACCTTTTCCTGATATTTTCTTCTAAAATATGAGTTTTCATTTCCCCAATAATAATCAGGATGTTTTTTTCTATATTTTCTATTATTATCCAAAGAACATTCTTTACACATATTCTGTAAACCATCTTTGTTTAAACACGAATTATAAAACTGATCCAGTGTTTTTGTTTTTCTACATTGATAACATAATTTACTTTTCATATTAATAAATATACATAAATATTTTGAAAAAAAAAATTATAAAATAATTTGGTGGTGTTACTCATCACGGTCCTTTTATAAGTTGGGAAGATTTTAAATCTTTATAAAAAATTTAATTTCGCTATATTTTTCCAATGATTAGTTATGTCGGTGGAAAAAGTAAAATTGGTAAGTGGATTGTTCCGCAGATACCTAAAGATATAAAAACTTATGTTGAAGTTTTTGGTGGAATGTTCTGGGTCTATTATAATATGGACTTGGAACATTTTCATTTGGATAAGATTGTTTACAATGATTTTAATCCATTGAATAGTAATTTGTTTAATCATTTAAAAGATCCAGATTATCTTTATGAACAACTTAAAGAATATCCGGTTCAATCAAAAGAACTATTTGATTTGTATCAGAAACAATTAAAAGAAAATACAATTGAGAATGATCTGGAAAGATGTTGTAAATATCTTTATGTTCTTACGCAAATATTTTCTGGTTCCAAACCATTGGAAAGTAAATTTATGGATTTGAAGGGAAAATACAAATGTAAATTTAATATCTTTATGGATAAGTTAAAGAATGAAAATTATAGGAATCATTTTAAAAATATAACTAATGTTGAGAATTTAGATTTTCAGGATGTTATTTTAAAGTATGATTCACCCACAACTTATTTTTATGTTGACCCACCCTATTATAAAACTGAAAATTACTATTCTAACCACGATTTTGGACTATCAGACCATATTAGACTCTCAAGGTCACTGCATCAAATAAAAGGGAAATTTGGACTATCTTATTACTATTTTGAAGGATTAGATGATTTATATCCACGAGATGTTTATAATTGGAATGAAAAGGAGTTTTCTGTTAATGCTGGTGCACAAGCAGGAATCAAACAAAACAAAAAAATTGAATTACTAATTAAAAATTATTGATTAGTGATGAACGGTAAAATATAAGGATAAACGGTAAATAATAGTAATTACCACTTATCCTTGATAATAACCGTTCATCATATTTATTCTTAACTATTTCTTTTTTGGAGAATTTTTCATTATTTATTGATAAACCGAATATCTCGTAGTGCGGTATATCACTACAAAATCCACCTAATGGGTCCTAGTTAGAAATAGTAATTCTAACCCAAGCGCCAGACGAAGCAGCTGGTAATTGGTCTTGAGTGTGTAGGAGTTTTTTGGCCATTAAATTTGATGGTATGTTAGATTAAACATTAGGACAGTACCTTATTTTATTATTTGGGAATTACTTTATATACCAGAATTATATCCAGTAATCAAGAAAAATGTTTAATTTTACAAAAATTAACTAGAAATGTTTGAACAAAAGAAAAAAATTAAATCTTACTTTGATATTGAAACAAAGAAGAAATTGAATTATTGGGAAAAGAAATTTATATCCAGTTTATATAATACTCCAAATATCTGGACTGAAAAACAAAATGAAACACTGGATAAAATAATAAAAAAATATACTGTTAAAGAAAAACCAGTAGTTCATACAATAACTTATTTACCAATTGGTTACGCTCAAGGAGCTGTAGTTAATCAAAAAATAACCAGTAAAAATTACAGAAAAAATAGATTTATAGGAAAAAAGAAAGCATAATCAATATGAATAAAATACATAAATGTGGCCAGTGGTACTGGAGAGAAGGAGAAATAAAATATGCTGAGTTTGAAAAATTAAAAAAAGAAGAGAAGGAAGCTCACGTTAAATTTCTTCAAACACTGGATCACTTAGGTTCAAATGACAAAGCAATTTTATTAACAATGCGAGCGAAAGAAAAACAAGCAAATAAATTTTTAGAATTATGATAGATGAATTATTACACCAGTATATGTTGATGAATTTATTTCCAAATGTTATTGATACCAATAATGATGAAAAATTTGATGTAGATTTATCAAAATTAAATACCAGAATTGATGATAGCAATCTATTTGATATTAAAGAAAAATCTAGTTTTGATAATTTAAATTTCCTGCTTTCATCTAAAGTAGAATTAAAATCTCAAAATAAATCTAAAAATTATATCTGGTTGGAATATGAAATAGAAATAAATGGTGTAATAAAACCTAGTGGATTATCTACAACTCAATCAGAAATTTACCGCATTAGTATATTTGAGATAGTTCTAGAATTTAAAACTGATTATTTGAAATGGTTAGTCAATAAAAGAAAAGAATTGAATATCAATGAATCTAGGAATAATAACATTAAAAACTACATAGGGATTGGAATCAATGTACCATTTGCAGAATTATTGAATTATCAAAAGTTATATCACCAGTCTCAAGAATATAGAAAATTAAGATTAAAAGCTTTAAAAAATTCAAATTAGTTTATATATTTATTTTAGATTTGGTTAAACACCAAATTAACCCGGTCCACCCTTATAAATTCTTGTACAATCATTTTTATTTATTCGGACCGGGTTCATTATTTTATGGCAGTTTGTTCAAAATGTAATATAGACCAACCACTTGACCAGTACTACACTTATTGGCATAGTACTCAACAAAGTTATAGAATCAGAAAAGTGTGTAGGAACTGTTTTAGCGAGCAACAAAAGAAATACAAGCAATCCATCAAAAACAAAAAGATAGTTCAACCAGAGCCACCAGAATTGCAACCAGACCCATTTGAACTATTTCTTAAGCACGATAAAAATTCTTATGGTTGGGATAACTATCAAAAAGAAGTATATGATATATTAACTTCAATAGGATGGAAATATAATCATTTGAATAACATCTGGTGGAAATTACCTTTAAGAGATAGTGATGGAAATTTTTATTTACCTGAATCAAAGTATTTATTAGAAGATAAGCCAATAAAACAAAAGGTTCAAAAGAACCAGCAAGTTATAAATAAAATGTTGGTATTAAGGAAGCAAGGATGGAGTTTATCCAGAATTGCAGATAAATTTGATATTAAGGAATCAACAGTTCAAAAATGGATTAGTGATGAAAAAAAACTCCAGCAACAATCTTAAATTAGGTTTTTTAGAAATACCAGAAGATTATACCCAATTTAAAGAAGAAGAAAAGAATTTAATTTTAGATAAGATGATTGATTTGTCAATTGAATTAATTGATAAGGAATTATTATTGAAACCAGAAGTTAACAGGATAGATTATTTAAATTTCTCATTGGATAGAGTTTTAGATTATTATGAAAAGAAAGAAAGTTATGAACTATGTCAAGTGATAGCAGATTTAAAGAAACGATTAAATGAAGAATGAATTAGAATGTTATATCATTAACAATTATTATCAGCTTTTAAAAATAGCAAAAAAATTCACAAAGAATAAAGATTGGGCACAAGAATTACTCCACGAAGTATTATTTCAATTATTGGACAAGGATGATATAAATATTCCACTTGAAAATGAAGAAATAAAATATTATATTATAAGGGCGTTAACGGTTAATTGGTGTCAACCTACATCTCCATTTTATAAAAAAAACAAGTTATTCTCAATGCAAGTAATTGATATTAAGGAATGTTTGGATATTATTGATGACAAATATAATATTGAACAAGATTTATTATTGGATATCTTGGAGCAAGAATATGGGGATTTGGATTGGTATAATAAGATTATATTTCAGAACTATTTGGTATTGGGAACTTTACAAGAAACATCAGAAGTTACCAATCTATCCAGATCAGGGGTATGGAATAATGTTAATGAAACAAAGAAGAAATTAAAAACTAATACATTAAACAAATTAAATAAATGATAGAAGAATTATTAAAACATCAAACAAAAGTATATAACGTAGAATTAACCAATATGGAAATATATAATCTATTAGAATCATTGTATCAAGTTATAGAAACTTATAATGAAAAAAGTTATCTATCAAAGAATGAACAAATTCATCTGAATAAAATGAAGTTCAGACCAATAATAAACAAATTAAAATCGGTTAAAAATGTGCAATTGTAAAAAGAAACCGGATCNAACACCACCACNAATACCGGAAGAAGTTAAAGACCAATTTATTGNGGAACCATCAGAAATGGATGATTTACCACAAATACATATAGATATAAACTCAGATTCAACAGATAGTTATGAATGAATTAGAAAGATTAAAGGAGCTTAAAGGTCAAGCGATAGCAAATCCACCCAAAAAAGTAAAAGGCGGGTGTAAGTCTTGTAAAAAGAAAAAAGAGCAAATAACAGAAATAGTATTACCTGAACCAATATTTGATGAATATATACCAACAATATCAGATATAAGAATGGCATATTTGGAAATTATCAATTTAAAAGGAATAGATGAGAAAGCCAAACCATTTATAAATAAGGTATATCATTCTTTATTTAAAGAGAATTTTGAATTTACTTGTTCAAGTTGTATGAGCACACAAGCAAGAAAGTTTTATAATTATTGTATTGAAAAGAAAATTATATGAGTTTTATTCCAAATAAAAACCAAGGTCAATATATGACCGAAAGACAAATAAAAAGAAAACAACTTCATTTGATGAAGAAATTGGAAAAGAAATACGGACCCAATTTACCAATACCAACTGAAGAACAAGTTCAAGAATATATAAACCAAGCAACACAATGGGTAAATCAACAGGAAGAAAAACAAACGAAGTAGAGTTTGAAGAAAGAATGGAAAGAATATTCCATTTGATGTTATACGAACATTTGGGCCACGATGAATTTGCAAGCAAAGCAGCAAAGGAATTTGGAATTACAACACGACAAGCTGAAAATTTGTGGCAAGAAGCTCGTCAAAGGATGAAACAAAGATATACAAATAGTCAGGGAGAAATATTGGAAAACCATTTAACCCAATTGTATCATTTATTAGAAAGATGCAAACAAGAAGGTAATAAATTGGTAGAAAGACAAGTGTTAGCAGATATTGCTAAGATTTATGGAATTGAAAAAAATAAAATTGATATAACTTCAGGTGGTCAACCTATATCTATAAATATTAAAATGGAATAATTTTTTTCCCTTTTACGTCCAAAAAATTTCGTTTTTGACTATGATAGACCTAAATTTGACCAAAAAACAATCTGAAACTTTTAAAATTTTATTAGATGAAACACATACAGAAATTCTTTATGGGGGTGCGAAAGGATCTGGAAAATCCTATCTTGGTTCTGTTTGGGTTTTATATATGTGTGTTACTTATCCTGGTATTAGGGCACTCATTGGTAGAACAGTTCTTACACAGTTAAGAGTAACGACGATAAAGACATTATTAGACCTTTTTAAGGACTGTGGAATCGGACCGACACATTATACCTATAACTTACAAAGTAATGAAATTAAGTTCTGGAATGGCTCAGAGATAGTGTTTAGAGATTTACAGTATAATCCTGGAGAACCTAACTATGATAATTTGGGTGGATTGGAAGTAACAATTGCGTTTATTGATGAAGTTGCACAAGTCCCAAGGATGGCTTATGATGTTGTTCGTTCATTACTCAGATATAAAATAAATGAATATAATCTTACACCAAAACTATTTATGAGTTGTAACCCATCTCAAAACTGGTTAAAACAAGAATTTTATTTACCACATATTAATGGGACCTTAGAAAATCATAAAGTTTTTATACAAGCATTACCGAGTGATAACAAATTTTTGCCAGAATCTTACCTACAAATATTGAAAACATTACCCGAAAGACAAATGAGAAGATTGTATTTGGGTGATTGGAATTTTGATACAGCATCAGATAGTTTATTTGATTTTGATTTAATTTCAGAAAGTATATTTAAATTCCAACCAGATCCAAATCAAAAGAAGATAATGTCCATAGACTGTGCAAGATTTGGGGATGATAGAAGTGTGGTTATGATTTGGGTAGGTTTATGTTTGATTGAGTGTAGTGTGTTCAGAAAAATACCTACAACACAACTAGCTGAAGAAATTAAAATGTTAGCTTCAGTTCACGGCATCCATCCAATGAATATGATTATAGATTCTGATGGAGTAGGTGGTGGAGTTGCAGATATGATACGTGGAAAAAACTTTGTTAATAATTCCAAAGCATTACATCAACAAAACTTCAGCAATCTAAAATCTCAATGTTATGTTAAATTATCTGATTTATTCAAAGAAGGTAAAATATCTATTAATATTATGGACCCAAGTATTACTGATGACTTGACTCAAGAACTTTTAAGTGTTAAATTAAAAGACCAAGATAAGGATAATAAAATAAGTGTTAATTCCAAAGACGAGATGAAAAAGATACTGGGTAGGTCCAATGACTTATCGGATTGTATGATGATGAGATGTTTGTTGGAAGTTCAAAACCTGAAAAGCACAGGGCGTTATGCAATTGCTTTTGCTTAAATATGATTATATTTTTATTAGGAGAAAAGGAATATGAGATTCCAGATTATATGAATATTGATAGTTATGTCAAGATATTCAAGATGAAAGATGTGATGACCGATGATTATTTTGCAGCAAAATTGGTATCAATTGTTTCAAAAGCACCAATGGATGAAATACTTCAATACAATTATCAGGAAGTAAATTATCTTGCTATGAACATATTGAACGCTATTCCTAAGGATAAAGAAGCTCCATTTGTAGATAGATTTGAAATTGATGGTGTAAAGTATGGTTTTTTTCCAAAGTGGCAGGACCTAACCTTTGCTGAATTTGTGGATATGGACACCATCAGCACAAAAAGTAATGAAGAGATATTAAATATGTTACATATTTTAATGGCTGTAATGTACCGACCAATTACTAATGAAAGAACTGAACACGATTTTGATATTGAGAAATATGATGTGAAAACAATTGGACCCAGATCAGAATTGTTCAAAAACAAAATGAATATAAATATTGTACTTGGTGCTCAGTTTTTTTTTATCAAGTACGCAAGGAAATATTCTCTTTATACCCAATCGTCTTTGATACCGAAGATTGGGATGAAGCAGAAGATAAAGATTCTGTGGAAACTAAGGCGTTATCTATGGAAGGTAATTTTCAAAAAGTCTTTGGATGGTTCGTTGTCGTCAACAGAGTATCTGGAAATGATTTTACAAAACACGACCACATCTATCAAAAAGGTATAATGGAAGTATTAAATCAATTGTCATATTTAATAGAATATGATAAAGAACAAGCAAGATTGCAGAAAAAAGCACAAAATCAAAATAGATAACTAAAACCCAAATATTTAATAGTATGGTAAACTTAAAACAAATCATTGAAGACTTATCGGGGATAGCATATAATCACCCACAAATATCTTCATTCGGATTTGGAGATTTGACACAAATAACAATGGATGTTGAATCACAACAAGAACCAAAATATAGTCGTATGTATGTGACACCACAACCTGTCACATTTGATAAAAATGGTTTAATCTATTCATTATCAATTACAGTAATGGATAAAATCAATCAAGATTATTCCAATCAATCTGAAGTAATGTCTGATACTTTATTAATATTAGAAGATATCTTCACCATACTTTGGCAATCCTACACATCATCTTTTGGTGGATTTTCAATAGACTATGAACCACAATTCGGAACACAAATAACTCCCTTTTTAGAAAGATTTGAAACAATCGTAGCTGGTTGGACGATGATAATTAACATAGTTCAATTGCACGATTATGATAGATGTGTATTACCTGAATTACCTTTTAATGTTGAAGAAGGAACAAATTGGGGAAGTTTATCATCATTATGGAAAGAAACAAATAAAACATATAACAATATATAAAAATAATTTATGAGTAATTTAAGTAATCAATACATTAGTTCTTCATTCCAATCAGTTATGAATGTTGGAACAACTAATGGTGCATCTTTGACCACAGACCTTCAAAAAATAACAGATGGTAATGGTGTATCAAGTGCATTAAGTCTATCAACGACACAAGCAGCAATTGCTGGAACATTAACAATATCTGGTTCAATACTTCCAGATCAATCAGGTTCATATGACTTGGGTTCATCAGCAAAACCATTTAGACACGTTTATGCTGGTTCTGGTTCATATTATTTGAATGGTAACCGTGTAATGGGTTTGAGTGATTCAAACAACTTACAATTAATTGCTCCAAACAATGAACAACAAATTGTTTTAAATAATAATATGGTATTTGCTGCAGCTAACACCGGTTCAATGTATGGTGGAGCTCAGTTAACTTATATGGGTAATGGTGTTAGTGGTTCAACCAATCACGTTTATGATGGTCAATATCACTTCTTCAATACCAATGGACAATTAAGTTACAGTAACGTATTAAATCCTGGTTCTCCAACTGGAAGTTATGATAATGGTGGATTTGATATTTCTTATAATTTATTCAAAGCAGGAACTTTCAGATTGGTAGATAATACAAATCCAAATTATAATGGTAGTCCACAAGTTTATTATGAAACATATGGTAATAATCCGGAANATCCACAAACTCAATTCGTTTGGGAAAATTCAAGATTGACAGCACTTGGTTCACCAATGTATATGGATATTTCTGGTAGTTTTAATTTAACTGTAGATGATACAGTTCATCACGCACCTGGTGTTAATCTTGGTTATGAGAATGGAAACTATGCACAATATCCAACTATCAACGCTTATGTAAATCCTAATTATTATACAGGTGGAACTTATGCTGGATTTAATGTTGTAAATGTAAATAATGGTTTAGGTATATCTGTAGCTTCAACAAATTATTATAATGAAGGAAGTGATTTGGCTGATGTAATTTTTGCTGGTAATAATAACGTATCAGGTTCAACTACTTTGTTATATGCTCCACAAAATAATGCTAATGTTAATTTCACGAAAGATAATAACATTTTCGCAGGTACTTTGAATGTAACAAATAGTTTAGGTACTTCATTACCTGTAACTTCTTCTGTTGGTAATCTTGCACATCATAATGTTAGTGCAATGGTATATCCAAGATTANTTGTTACTGGTAATACTTCACTTAGTCAACACAGCGCACAATTATTCATAAGTGACCAAGTTGGTGAAACTCAAATTTATCACGGTAATATTTCAATGATTGATGCTGAAGGTGGTGGTGCATCTATTGGAACTGTAGGTGGTCAACCTACTGTTTCAGTTGATGGTTTTGGTTCTTATGTTGAATCAGATGATACTTCACCAAGTACATCAAATTATGATGGTATTGGTTTAACAGCAAATGCTGCTAATTCACAAAGTTTAACAACTACTGGTCCAACATTATATATGGTTAATTCTAACACTGGTGTATATCCTATATTAGCTGGTCAAACAACTGATAACTTTACAAATGGTGCAGTAACTTGGTATGTTCCAAATGCTGCTCAACAAGGTTTTGTTGTTGCTCAATTACCTGGATCACAAACAATTCCAAATGGTGCTGATACAATTGTAGAATATACAGCTGAGATTGATACAAATAGCTGGTGGAATAGTGGTTCACATCAATTTGAACCAAATGTTGCAGGTTATTATGAGATTAACGCATTTGTTGATTGGGCGCCAAATTCATCAACAACATTACAACAAAATGTTCAAATTAGAAAGAATGATAGCGGATTAACAATTACACAATCTCCAATTACAAGTTTGGATAATCAAACACAATTCACTTCAACAATTGTTTATTTGAATGGAAATGGTGATTATGTTAACGTTTCAGCTTATACATCTGCTACAACAAGTCAAAACATAAACGGTGGTAACGGAAGTTACATTACAATAAAATTATTATAATATGAAAAAATATACTTTAACTTGGGCTAACCCAAGTGATTCAAAACCAAAAGTTTTGTTGACATTAGATTATCAGTTAAATCATAAATTAGCAAAACTACAAGAATATCATAATGATACAATTGTAAGTTACGTATTAATAGTTGATTAATAATGGATTTAGAATTAGAAGATGCTGCCAATTTATTTAAAACGATTATTCAAAAGAACTTAAAAGCAAGTATTTGGAGATTCGGATTTAAAGACTATACTGGTCTTGGTAATAAAACTTCTACTTATAATTTATTTAATTCAATTGAAACAAAAATAACCCCAACAGTTGGTAAAACAGTTATTGAAATTTCAATGATAGAATATGGTAGATATGTTGATTTGGGTAGATTGAAAGGTAAAAAAATGGTTCCAATTAATGTATTAATTCAATGGATTAAAGCAAGAAAGTTAAGGGGACGTGATAAAAAGACCGGTCAATTTATAACAAATGAACAATTTGCTTGGGGAATTAGAACAAACATAAAAAAATTTGGAATAAGACCAAATGGTCAACAAGGAAAAGGATTTATAGATATGTCCATCAATCAATTATTAGCTGATAAAAAATTGGACCAATTTATTTTAGATTATGGTGAAAACTTCCTTGATGCTCAATTAGATAAAATATTTAAACAATAATGACATTTAATTATATACAACAATATCCAAATGGGTTGAATGATAATTCACAAATTAGACGTAGTGCTGATTTTGTTTATCAACGTGGTGGGACCTATAAAATAGTTATTACAGGAGATACATACCAACCATCAATGGAATTAGTTGTTAATTTATTTTCAAATGGACAGCAAGTAGGTCAAATGGCCGTAGTACCTTATTCAATTGTTAATAATCTTAATCAAACTTTTACTTATACATTTGGTGTAAGACCTTATTCATATTTACAAAATTATCTTCAACAAGAACATTATCAATATTATTGGTTAAATGATTGGGATAGTACTAATCAAACTATTAATTACAATAATCCTTATCCCAATTCTATACAATTTAATTTCAAATATTGTTATAGATATTATTTGAATAATGTTTATGTTTATGAAAATAATAGTACAACTCCTACAAATGATTATAACCACTATACATATATTCCAGAAAGTATTAATACGACTGGTTATACACCCGCTGACTATGTTTCTACTGGTAATATATTTGATTATGTTGGTGGTGCTTTCCAACTTGATAACAATTTTATCTTACCAAACTTTGACCAAGAAGTAGGTTCAATTATAGGTTCTGGTTTTACTACAAACACATTGGATTTATACACAAGACAATCACCAATAGGACAATACTTAATGGATTATCCTACAGTGCCAGAACAATCAGAAACAGGAAGATTTTTAACAATAGCACCACGCATCCAATATATACAATCTAGCGAAAATTACGTATTATATTATCTCAACGGATTATCAGGAGATAGACAATATATTGAAGCAGATTATGCGGTATTTGAGTTTTATGATATTGATGGAAACCTTATTGATACGTATAATCAAGAATTAAATAAAGCTGGATCACCTTATGAATCACCAACAGGTTATACAGACAATCTTCAAATATTTTCATTGCCTTGTGGACCAGTTGATATAAACAATATATATACAACTGTAGATTGGAATGTGACAGCTTATTATCGTGTTCAATTGTATTATTCTTATCCTACTTGGGATGAAAGAAGATTAACAGTTGGACCAGTGGGACCAATATCAGAAGCATTTTATTTTTATCAATATGTAAATTGTCTTCCTGAGAGTACAAGATTGTGTTGGTTAAATGACCAAGGAACTTATGATTATTTTACTTTCAGAAGTTATAGACAAGACACAAAGAATATTGATAGACAAACTTATGACAATAGATATTATGCAACCAATTTATCTTCTCCAGATAGAAATGTTGGTAGAACATTAAAAACTTTTGATACAACGGTTACACAACAAATAGTTTTGAATAGTTATTATTTGACACTATCACAAGGAAAATGGTTGGAACAATTATTTTATTCACCACAAGTTTATATTATTAATTCCGATTATATTTCACCCATTGATAGACAAAATAAAATATATAAAGATTTACAACCAATTCAAGTTATTTCAACATCAGTTGATACAATAACTAAAAAACATAGTAAGTTAAATAAATATAGTATTACATTACAAACTGGTAACAGTTTCTTTATTAATAAAGGTTTTTAATATATGGGTCAGCAACAACAGACAATTTTACGTGTCCAAACTAATTTTGGGGGTTTCAGTAATTATGTAGTTCTTGACACATATTCAGCAATACCTATTAAGGTACAAAAATCTTATGCGGAATTACAAGATGTAACCAAGAAAAATACTGATTACACAATTAACTTCCAAATTCCTGGATCCAAAACAAACAATGCATTTTTTAATAACTTCTTTGATGTTGATACACAATCTTTTTCATTTAATGTAAATTATCAAGTACCAGCACAAGTATTAATTAATGACCAAAAATATTTTGATGGTTATTTAAAGTTAAATAAAGTATCAGTTCAAAATGGTAAACAAGAATATGATGTATCATTATATTCAATGGGTGCTCAATTGTTTGCTGATATGGGTACGTTTTTATTAAAGAACTTAAACTTTAATGATATAGAATTTGGTTTTAACCATACCTTCGGACCCGAGATTGTTGGTTCAGGATTTACAACAAATATGTGGTCAACCAATGGAGAAAATCCACCACCATTTTTTTATCCTGTTGTTCATAATGGATATCTATATCAAGGTTCATTAGTTAACACTCAATATACCCCTTTAACACCTTTAGAAGAATGTTCTTTATATACTTCAACTGCACCAATCGGTTCTTATACCCAAAGTGAATTTGAAAGTATAACTGGTGATACAGGAACATCTGGTTATAAGTTTTATAGAATTAATAGTCCCGGTCAAGGATTGTTTGATAACCAATTGAAACCTGCTTTAAACGTTTGGAGTTTAATTCAATTGATGTTTAAAACATATGGTTATTCAGTTAAATCAGATTTTTTTAACACACCTTGGTTTAAAGGTTTATATGTTTATGGAATGTACTCAGCTTCTTCAACAAAGTTTGGTTATAATCTACAAACAATAAGTGCTTATCCACCATCAGGTGTTGAAATTATTCCTTTTCCAAGTTCAGGTAAAACAGAAGTTGATTTAATTGTTTGTCAATTAGGAACTGGCATCCCTTGTTTTTGTACACAAGATATTGAAGTTACAATTCAAGTGGAAAGAGCTTACCACGGATTTTTAGGTTTTGTTCATTATGAGACCCAATATTTCACTTATAAAATTCAGAATGGTTCATCGGGTACAACAGTTAATATAGACCAATCTAACCCATCTAATACGATTTACAGACACTATCAAGGAGTTACTCAAACAATTCCTTATGTTCATATTGCTCCTTTGAGTCAATTAAAATATTATCCAGTAGCTGTAAATGATCCAGTACCATTTTTAGATGGTGATTTTGTAGACTTTAGTTTAGTATTGGACCAAACATTATTACAAATAGATTTTTTAAGTTCAGTATTTAAGAAATTTAATTTAGTTATTGTCACGGACCCAAACAATCCAAATCAATTTATTATTGAACCATTTCAATATTGGGTGGGAACAGGTAATATAGTTAACTGGACAGATAAATTATCTTATGATTCTGGTTTTACAATTGAACCTACTTGGAATTATATTGATAGTGTAATGATTTTTAGTGATAGTGATGATGGAGATTATGGTAACGTTCAATGGAAAAACCAAAACATATTAATGTTATATGGTCAAAAGAATGTATATAACCCAACGAATTTTAAAGCAACAACTGGTTCAACCACAACAATATTCAGTCCTGAAATTATTAGACAATGGGACACAAATGACCAACTTCCAAATGGTGGTATAGTTTTACCATTAGGTATAAATTATGCAGGTAATTCTGATACTGCTACTGGTTCAGATGGAAGTACATTTAATACATATCAATATACAGGTACAAGAACAAAACCTAAGTTGATGTATAACTTGGGACCACAAAATGTTTTTCTTAATACAGTCAATCAAATTTATACAGCTAACAATCCTTATAAAACTTTCTTAGTTGATATTAGAACATCAAGTGGTTTACCTTATACTGGATCAACTTCAACTGGTTATGAAACATTACCAGTTATTTCTCATACAATGCCAATGGGAATGGCTGACCAATATAAAATTAATAACGATAGTATTTGTGTATTATTTAAATCTCAAATACCAACTTATTTAGATGTTGATACATATAATTGTTATACTAACAATGATGCTTACAATACATTTTATGCTGGTCGTATAAGTAATTTATATTCACCAAACACAAGAGTTATTACTGGTCAATTTTATTTGAAACCTGATGATTATTATAATCTTCAAGCAAATGATTTGATTAAAGTTAAGGACCAATATTTTATTTGGAATAAAATTGATGGTTATAATTTAAGTAATACCGAATTAACCACCGTTGAATTATGTCAGGTAAATAACACATTCTCAACATATCCAACAAGATATTTCAAATATCAATATTGTGATAATACTGGTTATTCATTTAAATTAAAAACAGATTTTACAAATCCTAATATATTAGATACCAACTTTGGTATGTCAATATTTTATGACCATTCTTCTGCTACTTTATATGGCGGTAATCCACCAGGTCCAGTTACATCAACATTTACTTATATTGATAATGGAGTAAATTATGTATGTTTTACAATTCAAGAAATTAATGAAGCAGAATATAATGTTAGTAGTTATTTAGATTGGACTGATGATACTTTAAGAGATTATATTTGGAGTATTGACCAAGGACCATATAACAATAATATGCCAACTTATTGGTTGAATAGTAATGGAACATTACAAGGATTAAATTTATTTTTAAGTTGTGATGAGTTTAATACTGTTGCAGGACAAAATAATATTTTAGTAGGTAATAGCCAACATTTTGGACCACCGATTTATCCTACTCCAACTCCTACACCTACCCCAACTAAAACTCCATCACCAGTAATTGAAGGATGTACTTGGGGTACCAATAATTTTAGATGGAATAGAGCTAACAATTATTGGAATGTTTGTAATGGTAATTTACCTACACCTACTCCAACAAGTACTGTAACAACTCCTACTCCAACTAAAACACCTACTGTTACTCCTACACCAACAAAAACTTCTGTTGATTGTGGAATAAATGGTAATGCTTATAAAATGGTTACTCCTACTCCAACAAGTACTGTAACTCCAACTATTACCCCAACTGTTACTATCACGACTACTGTTACTCCTACAGTTACACCAACAACTACTATTACTCCAACTCCTACTAATACACCAATTGATTGTGGAATTAATGGTAATGTTGTAATGATTCCTACACCGACTCCAACTACTACACCAACTAATACAGTAACTCCAACCGTTACAATTACTAGTACTTTAACACCAACGGTTACTCCTACTGCTACTATTACACCAACCCCTACTAATACACCAATTGATTGTGGAATAAATGGTAATGCACAAATGATGCCTACTCCAACTCCTACAAGTACAGTAACTCCTACAGTTACTCCAACTATTACTTCTACAGTTACACCTACTGTTACAATAACAACAACTAATACAAGCACTCCAACTGTTACACCTACTAGTACTGTTACACCAACTTTAACAAGTACTAATACTGCTACTCCTACACCTACTCATACTTTAGTAGATTGTAATATTAATGGTAATGCTTATAAGATGATTACACCTACACCAACTAATACTGTGACACCTACCGTTACTCCAACTGTTACGAGTACTCCAACAGTTACACCAAGTGTTACAAATTCAAATACACCTACAATAACCCCTACGATTACAGTAACNCCTACACATAGTAATACAAGTACGCCAACTGTTACACCAACTGTTACGCCTACACATAGTAATACAAGTACGCCAACTGTTACACCAACTGTTACGCCTACTCATACTAATACTAGTACACCAACTGTTACTCCAACTCATACGGTTACGCCTACCCATACTAATACTAGTACACCAACTGTTACTCCAACTAATACGGTTACTCCAAGTGTAACTCCTACACAAACGAGTACACCAACTGTTACGCCTACTTCTAGTCCAACTCCAACTCCTACCCCTGTGGGAGAAATTTTAAGTGTGGAATTAGATTGGGTTAGTGATGGGATGCCTTATAATTATGAGTTAGATGGATTTTTATATTTAGGGGACCAAAATGTTACAGCAACTTCTGGATCAAATTATAGTGGTAGTTCAGGAAACGTTTCAAGCACTGAAATTTTATATTGTAATGGAGTAAATTGGGGAAATGCAAGTGTTACAGTTATAATGAAAGGTACTTGTGAATGTCCAAATGGAACTGTGATTGTTTCACAATGTAGAGCTGCTGGTTTATATGTTAATAACAAATATATTGCTTTGCAATATGTTGAATCTACACCTATGGATTTATCTTCCGCTTTAACTTTAAATCAAAGTTTTACGTTTAATAATATTAATATTAATAAAGGTGATAGTGTAAAAGCAGTTTTGTATTTAAGTTTTGGAACACAATGTCATATACCAAGTCCACCAGCATCACCAACTCCTACACCAAGTGTTACTGCAACTCAAACTCCAACTAACACCATAACTCCAAGTGTTACTCCAACTCATACGGTTACAAGTACACCAACAGTTACTCCATCAAATACTGCAACGGTTACTCCGAGTGTTACTCCTACTAATACTTTGACTCCAACTGTTA